TAGTAAAATGATATAAATATTTCTATATAACAAATAAATAAATAAATAAATAAATGAAAATTAGATATTTATTAGCTATAACAAGTTATACTTCTTGGTCTGGATTAGGGTTTATTCGTGGAATAAATTCCTATAATTATAATCATAATAAATATAGAAAAGAAGAAGATTTTATATATTTAAATTTAATAATAAATGGCATTTTCGGGATAATTATATATGCTAATCCATTATTATTACCATTTTCAATATATAAAGAAATATACAAGTTAGAGGTTGATTTAAGAAAATTAGAAAATGAAAAAAATAGTCGTTTTTATAATGATTTAATATAATTGTAAGATATTTTATATTTTATCTATAAATAAAAAACATTAAGAATGTATCTTGTCAACAAACACTTCCTTAGCAACTCTCTTAATAATTTTCTCTTCCTTTTCGTAATCATTGTCACCTTTACCACCCATGGATTCTATAACAATTTTGTTGAATTGGTCGGAATACTTGGAAGAACATTTTTTCCAATCGGGGTGTAGCTCCTGAAATTCTGAAATAAGGTTTATATTTTTATTAGCAACTTTCCTAACCATTTTATGAAGTTTTACTTTCTTTTCATCGTCTTTCTCCCATTTATCTTCGTCTTTGATATACATTGTTTCTCTCTTTTTATCTGTGCAATGAATAGGTCTTTCTGTTATATCTAATGCATTCAAGTTCTTTATAATGATATTAGAAATACCTTCTATATATCCGATTTCTCCTACTTTTTCTAAATCAGAAAGTTGCAATTGAAGTGAATCTACAAAATCTGTAATATTCATTGCATTTTTACAGGTTTCGTTTAAAAATACATTTAAATTAAATGTTTTATTATGTGAATTTGTATTATTCGTTATATTATGTGTTCCATTTTTAATTACTTCCAACATCATGTTTTTCATTTCTGAATTTTCTTTCATAAGATATTTCATGAACTCTTTCAAGTCTTGAACTTCCTGTGTTGTTTTAAATTCATCAGTTTCATTTTCTATACAAATTGTTTCTTCTATATTACATTTCTTTTTATGTCTCCATAAACCAGAGTTATCTTTATATTCTTTACTACATTTTTCACACGTATATTTAAAGCTTAATTTCTGTTTTTCATTGCTATTAAGCTTGAAAATCATTGATTTTTTATGTTTCAAGCTATTTTTATGATTGTCTATGTTACTTTTCTTGCTTGTACCATAGTCACAATATTCACAATAAAATTTGAAGCTTAATTTTGGCTTAAAATCATTGCTAACCATTGCTATATATTGACAATAGAATTTCTTTTTAAATATTTATAAAAAAATTTATCGTAACAAAATTAAAATTATTTTTTTTGCGACCAGACCATAAAATTCAATTATGGTCACAACTTCAAGTTTTTGGGCAAAATATTTTCCGATTTTCAAAAATGGACAAAAATAAATGTCCAAAATCGAAAAGACAAAAAAACTTTCCCCAAAAATACCAAAAAACTAGTACTACATGTGTAGAACCTTCTTTTTGGCCATTTTCGAGAAATTCTTGAAAACCCCTACATCATGTAGTACAATCGGCTTTAAGTACATTGAATATATTATATATTTAACAACTTAAAGAAAGTGTAAATTAGAAAAAAAGTATTATAACTATTTTTGCGTGTAAATAAAGAAACACATTTAGGAAATTATTCTTTATATTAATATAGTTCGTTTTATTCAATTATTATATAAAAATTGAATAAATCTATAAAAATGCTTAGATAGCATACATTAATCCAGCATTTCCGCCAACAAATATGACCATATTCACGCGTTCTTCAATCAAAAACATATTATAATTGTAATCATAAATGCGCCATGTAGGCTTGTTAATACCGACAATATCACCAGTTGCAGGGTCGCAAATAGTCAACACTTGCGCATAAGGGTCAACTGGTGGGCTTATAGTAGTTATCTCAAATTGTATGCTTGTGAATCTACTCATATTCATTGCACCTGAAGGTTGTGCTTCAGATGGATCAGTATTTAAACAGAAATTATAGCAATATAGTCCATTTGGTGCATTACTACCAGTTCTTACATATTTTTCAACATAATTATATACACCTTCTGGTAATACATTCTCTCTATATTGACCATCCATTAATATGCCAAGAGCAACTAAAATGTATTTTATATTTTGCTGATTATATATACCAGTAATAGTCAGACCACTAGGCGTACCATCAGGATTGGTTCCAGGACCAATAGTAGGAGGACCAGCTGGATCCGGATTTGGATAAGACCCTGTTACAGGTGCAGGTGATATCCCTTGCGGTGTATTTCTAAAAGGCCAATTTGTGTAATTTGACCATTGGTTGCGTAAATTAACATCACTTCTTTGAAAATAAAACATCCAACTAACAACCATACCCATGGAATCCAAATCTATTGTATTTTGCCCAGTAACATTGTAAAAAGACTTTTCATATATTTGGTTAAATAAATATCTCTGTTCATTTTTAGCAAATACTTCCGCCTCATCATTCGAGAGAAAGCAATAGGTGCAATTTAAATTTATATCTGCATTCCATAAGGTTCGCGTGTCTGTATAAGAAGTAGGACCTAATACTTCATCTGGTGGTGTTTGTAGAAAACGATACATTTGCATGTATAATTGGTTAAAATTCGGTGCAACAACTGGATAATTATTAGCATAATCAGTTACGTCACGAATAGTGAACCATTCATTAATAGGTCTAAATGAAACATTAATTTGCAGTTCATTATATTGGAGTGCCACTAAAGGAAATGATTGACTTGTTTCCAACGTAAACCATGCACTAAGGGGTATATATAAAGTGCGACCACTAATAGAAGGTTGAGCACCGGCAGGACTAGTCGTATAAAAAGCATTTGGATATGAACCAAAATTTTCATCATAAAGAGCAGGTTCAAATAACTCGGGTACATTACCGGTCATTTTATCGAATAAAACCTTTTTTCCATAGGGTTCATCACGCAATACTGATGCTAATATATATTGACCAGAATATTGTTGTAATATTTGGTTTCCACATGTAATTGTAATACGACTTATAATTTGTGACCCAATATTTTCAATCCATTTAAATTCATATGGTGTCCAGTCAGTATATGTAACAGAGCCGTCAGGATTGGTAATAGTTTGAGGTGGTAAAATAGGACTCCAAATGTTAGGTAATTGTAGAGAAATATAACAATCCATAAGGATATCAGCATATCTTTTCACAGAAAATGTAAAAGTAGATTCTGTCGTAAGACTTAAAGTAGGTGTTCCAGTAAAATCTAAACGAAAATTTTGTTTACCCCAGTTTGTATATTTTTTATAAGTTGATTTCCAAAACGTTTTTTGAGGATTAGAATTTAGAACAATATTCTGCTGTCCAACAGCTACTAAATTTAAAAGACCACCAGCCATACTAAATATATACTATATAAACCTTTTAATTCTTTATTTCATCATATAATTAACAAAATCTATTTCTTAATAATTTTCATTTTTTAAATAGTGTTATATATTAGATTATGTCAAATCCGCAAATTTCATATATTCCAAGTGCTACAAAATTAACAGATAATGTAGTTAACTTTTATAGTGATTTTAAAAAAAAAATAATTGATTTAGACGAAGAATTTCAAGCATATTTGATTTTTGTTGTAATAATACTTATAGTTATTTCATATTTGTTTTATTTGTCATATATTTCTTCATTACAAAAAAAACAATGTAATAGTATAAATAAAGTATTTCCTGATGTAAATGGATATATAGTATCTATATCAGGTAATAATCCAGATTATTCTCACAGACTTTTTGATTATTATATAACTACTGCATATAATGCATGTTCTGGAGGTAGTTATAAAAATAATTACGTAGATACATGCATTTTAAAAACTATTATTAAGCAAGGTGTGCGTTGTTTAGATTTTGAAATATATTCAGTTGATAATCAACCAGTAGTATCTACGAGTACTCAAGATAATTATTATGTGAAAGAAACATTTAATTATGTACCATTCGGTGGTGCCAATAGCGTAATGGAAGTTATAAATTCATATGCATTTGCTGGAGGCACTTGCCCAAATCCAACAGATCCTATTATTATACATTTAAGAATAAAGAGTACAAATCAAAATATGTTTACAAATTTGGCAAAAATTTTTACTGGTTACGATAAAATGTTAGGTGTTGATTATAGTTTTGAAAATACTGGAAAAAATTTAGGTATTTTACCATTACTAAAATTTATAAACAAAATTATTTTAATAGTTGATCGTTCTAATACCGCATTTTTAGAAAATAAAGAATTAGTAGAATATGTTAACATGACAAGCAATTCTATATTTATGCGAGGATTAACATATTATGATATTAAAAATAGTCCAGATGTATCTGAACTTACTTGTTTCAACAAAACTGGTATGACAATTGTATTTCCAGATAAAGAAAATAATCCTAAAAACCCAAGTGGTATGTTATGTAGACATTATGGATGTCAAATGACAGCTATGCGCTATTCAAACGTAGATAATTTTTTACTAGAAAATATCCAATTCTTTAGTCGTAATGGTTCTGCATTTGCTTTAAAACCAAAAGATTTGAGATATACTCCTATTATTATACCAGATCCAAAACCTCAAAATCCAAATTATTCATATGATACACGAACTTTTGGTAATAAGTATTACACTATGAATATCTAAAATAACCATTCAAATAAATTAGCATCATGATATAAATATTTTTCAATTATTTTTTTTGCAAGTACACGATTTACAATATCACGTCTTATTTTCTTAAACATTTTATGTTCATTAATAAAACATTTTAATCTTATGGATGGTGTCCAATTATCACCACATGATATAGAACTACAGCATAAACAATTAAAACCATTATATTTTTTAAGTTCATTTTTTGTTTTTATTGAATTAATTATTAAATATTTTTTATAGTCTCTATAATTAATCTCAAGAATTGGGGGTCTAAATGGATAATTTGAATTTACATAAAATTTGTATAAGTTTTCATCATTTTCTAAAATAATTGTAATACTAATAATAGTATTATTTCTTTCATAGTTATTATATTCAACATTTATAAATGCACCAGTATTTACAAATTCAATCAGTTCATTTTTAAGCCTTCTTTTAAGACCATTAAATTTAAGTTTATCCAACTCTAATGAAATATCTTGGTTTAAGCCCATTGTAGCGTTCATTATACTATATAAATATTAATAATCACTTTTTAATTATTAAATAAAATAAAATCATTTTTATTTTATTTATCTTACAATTATATAGGGAAAATAATGAAGAAAAAAAATATATGTAGAGATTTAACATTTGAAGATTGTGAATTAACAATATTACGTATGGCAGTAGATAAAGCTGAAGAAAAAATGGGCAAACGTGTTGTCAATTCAGAAGATATAAAAAAAATCATTAAAATTGTTGAAGATTTTATTCAACGTAAAAATCTTATTTGTTATGGAGGAACAGCAATCAACAATATATTACCATCAGATGACCAATTTTATAATAAGGAAGCAGAAGTTCCTGATTACGATTTCTATACTATAAATGCACTAGAAGATGCAAAAGAACTGGCGGACATTTATTATAAACAAGGTTTCACAGATGTAGAAGCCAAATCAGGAGTCCACAAGGGAACATATAAAGTATTTGTCAATTATATTCCGGTTGCAGATATTACGGATATAGCAAAGCCAATTTTTAATTCTATGAAAAAAGATGCAATTAGAGTAAATGGTATATTATATGCACCACCGAATTTTTTGCGCATGGGTATGTTTTTGGAATTATCAAGACCAGCCGGGGACATTAGTCGTTGGGAAAAAGTTTTAAAACGTCTAACCTTATTAAATAAAAATTATCCTTTAACAAATATAAATTGCAATCAAGTAAAATATCAGAGAGAAATGGAAAATAAAGAACATGAAGATGAAATATATGAAATTGTGAGAAATACTTTTGTAAATCAAGGTGTCGTCTTTTTTGGTGGCTATGCCATCTCTCTTTATTCTCAATATATGCCAAAAAAACTACGTATGCATTTAGAAAAAATTGCAGACTTTGATGTATTATCAAATGAACCAGAAACAACTGCTCAAATATTAAAAGAACGTTTAAAAGATACTGGTGTTAAAAATTCTAAAATAATTAAAAGAGAACCAATTGGTGAAATAGTTCCACTTCATTATGAAGTTAAAATTGGCAATGATACAATAGCCTTTATATATAAACCTATTGCATGCCATAGTTACAACGTAATAAATATAAAGGGACAAAAAGTAAAAATTGCAACAATAGACACAATGTTGAGTTTCTATTTGGCATTTTTGTATGCAGATAAACCTTATTATAATCAATTTTTAGAGAGAATTTTATGCATTTCAAGATTTTTGTATGATGTTCAACAAAGAAACAGATTACAACAAAAAGGATTACTAAAACGATTTAGTATAATGTGTTATGGTCATCAAGAAACTTTAGAAGAAACAAGGGCTCATAAAGCTGTTAAATATAGAGAATTAAAAGAAAATGGTGATAAAAAAGAATTCCAAGAATGGTTTTTAAATTATAAGCCAGACAATATGAAAAACTTAGAGATTAAATCAAAGAGTACAAAAACAATTAAATCAAAAAAAACAAATAAATTGAACAAAACAAAATCAAATAAATCAAATAATAAATCAAATAATAAATCAAATAATAAATCAAATAAATCAAAAAAATCAAAAATTTTTAATATTTATGGTTAAAATTAGAACTCAGACCTTCTATAAGATGAAGCGGTTGGTTCATCATAACGAACTTCTGGTATTTCGTTAATTCTAACCCGTTTTTTTTTATTATAATAATTGTATATAAAAATACAAATTAGAATAAGAAAAACACCTATACCTACATAAATAAAGATTGAATTATTATTTGTAACAGGAGCGATTTCTTTAGGAACCAAATCAGGAACTAAATCAGGAACTATATCTGGAACTATATTAGAAACTATATCAGGAACTATATCAGGAACTATATCAGGAACCATATCAGGAACCAAATCAGGAACCATATTGGAAACCAATTCTGTTGAATTAGAAATAATTTCTTTTATAGCATCATTATTTGAAGTCAAATTACCTAAATAGAATGCTGAATCAGTAATATCAAGAGAATCCATATAAATAAACTAATATAAATACTCCTTAAATTAGACGAATTTTTATAAACAATATTTTTTAATTATTAAGATTAAAATATCATATGTTAAGCTACTGATAATTTTATAACTATTTGTATCTATTATATTTTGCATGTTTATATTTTTTTTTATAAAAACTATAAAATAACATATATAACATATTATTTTTTCTAAAAATAATCTTATATAATATCGTATTGTGTTTATATAGCCCCATTCACCAACATAACTACACATAAATGTTTCTGAATGTTTTGTATAAAAAAAATGTATATCTAGAATACCTGATAGAATACGATATAAATTACTTTTTTCATTTCTAATACTTAATATATACGAGTATTTATCTAGACCGCATAGATCTAAATAAAGAATTTTTCTATTTGGTTTTGACTTAAAAATATATGGGTTTATACCATCTAAATATTTATTTTCATATACAACATTACCATCAATTAAATAAGGAAAAAAACTAGAACGAATAATTGTATTAAAAATATCGTCTTCATTTTTATACTTGTACTTCACTTTTTTAACACAAGTTTTAATGTTATTATATTTTATAAATAATTTATTATTAACTTTACTACATATATCATCTGGTATTTTACCAGATAAATGATTTTTTAAATTTTTATAATTTTTAAAATTATAATTTTGTTTAAAATTTTTAATTAAAATGTTATATAAATCATCATATACTAAATCTAAACAATCTATTAAGTAAAGTAGTCCAATTAAAGAGCCTATACTACATCCTGAAATCCTTTTGACTTTTATAAAATTACGTTTTTCCATTTCTTTTAAAAAAAAAAGAGCACCTATAAGATAACTACCATTAAACACACCTCCATCTAAAACCAAATCAATTTCAATAGGTTTTTTTCCATTTGG